ATCATCAAAATAAATCAAATCACCTTCTTTAGGACGAGTTAGATCAGTATTAACTCTTGTTATAGTGTCTTGGAATGTCTTTTTTGATAAAACCAATTCAATTCTATCTTTAAGATCAATTCCAAACTTTGTGATTAAATCACCTTGACCATCAAACCCTGTAACATTATTTACATATGCTACTAATTCATATGATCTATTAAATCTTGAAACCGTATCCTCACCATAAAGATAATCTTTATTAGAGAATTCTCTTGGAATATAATATATCTTTCTGCCCATAGCAGATATAGTTTCTCGTGTTATATCCTCTATGAGCCTTTGCTCACTTGTATTGTCTAGGAAATATGGATTTTTAGCCATTTAATTATCCTGTCATGAAATCTACAGGGAGTTCGTACTGAGAATAAACCTTTTGCTCTATTAATTGGATTTCTTGCTGGGCTTCCGACATAATTTGCCCACCCCTAAGAACTACACCACCTGGCATAGGAACTCCATCATACTTGGATAAATTAGCTCCCCATTGTCTCTTAATTAGAGCCGTAACATATTCCTTCAATAAACGATCATTGAATATTTTAGTATATGTTTCAGGATTTAGAGCAGCATATGCTTCTATTATGACATATTCGCCTGTTGCAACTTCTTGCCAGTTCATATCAATATGAATTTTATTCGTAACTTTAGAAAATCTTACCGCCTTTTCTGGCTGAAAGAAATCTTCAATAAGATTGATGTATCTCTTAGTGGAATCATAAGAAGCAAGACCCTGAGAAACTGCTGCGTTTAGTCCTCTATTAATACCAAAATAGTCAGAAAGGGCTAACTGATAGCGAATATCAAACATGTTTATGTTTGAAAACTGTCCAAATTGGAATACCTTTACAACTGTAAGTATATCAGAACCAGATGGTCCATCTCCGGTTGGACCATTCACTGGACCAATATCAGAGGTACTAATATATTCTTGTGTTTTATCTTGTTCTGTTACTTGGTGTGCAAAAAATACCCTCTCAACGCCATCAAAATGACGTTCTTTGAAGAAATCTAACGCATCATCAAGCCTGTCTTCGGCTTGAGTCCAATCAACATTTATTTCTATTACAGGGGCACCTAATCTCTTAAATGCGTATTCTATTATTGTTTCTCTTGAGTTTGGAGCTGCCATAGATAACCTCCTACGTTATTTATGACATGTTCTATTCCAACTTACTATTTTATTTTTTCCGTACTAAAATTGGCTCCATATTTTCTGGAATCCCTGGATTTGTAATTTCTACTTTATTTACTATTTCCTCGGGTACATTTTCAATATAATATTTTCTTGTGACTGGTGGAATTGCATCTTCTGGGGAACTCGGTGAATAATCACTAAAACCTGGCATTTTCAACGGACAAGATAAACTTGGATAATCCAATTTACTGTATTCGTTATTATTAGATAATAACCACGTTGATTTTCTATCCCCGCAGCCACAACCTCCACAAAAATATTTTCCCTGTGTTTTACTATTTTTAAGATGCTCGCAAGGAGGTAGTTCACCGCCGTCATGCTGATTACCAAAACAGCTCAAAACTCTTAGCTGTTTTGTGTAAGGTTCTATTTTTTTATTTTTCACTCCACGAGAAGCCATTGCTCTGGCAAAATTACCTGCCATTTCAACACCTTTTTTGATATCCATGATAAACTCCAATTTTAAATATTGTGATCAGAATCAGCAACGTAGTGTACAAATATATCATCAAATATAACCGCACCAGACACTATGTCAAATATAATTCCCTTTGTATTTGCAGTTGTACTTAGTGTGGTTTGACCTGTAGTATGTAACCTTATATTACCATTCCACCCAGAGGTCCCGCTTGTTAATCTCATATCCAACGCTGCAGTTTTATTATATCCATCAGTAATAACACCTGTAGCAGGGGAGTAAATTGTTAATGTTGGGGTATCTCGCATTTCGACTGGAAAATCATAATAAAATTCATTTGTACTTGTAGCAGAGAATCGAACCGCAGTGAAATCAGGATCAGTTGAATTTAGCATTGTAACAGATGCGTCAGTATTATCTAAGCCGTATGTACGTTGATAAAACTTTGAGCATTTCCGCAGCTCTTCTTGGGTATCGGTTTGTTCTCTGAAAGGGGAATCTTCTAATGTCACCCCCTGTGTTGCGAATGCTCTGACATTTGAAATTTCTAATGTTTGTCCACTTGGAACTTCATTTACTTTAAATCCAATTGATGTAAAGCCATCATTAGTAAAAGTAGATCCAGTAAAAGCAACAGTATGTCCCACTAAGAAACTAGTCCAAGTTGTTCCTGGTGCATAAACTCTATCCGTAAATTCCTCTGTTGTATATGTTGATCCGTCTATACTTCTTCGGATATAAACATCAAGGGTGGCTCCAGTAGTGCCTTGCATTCTAACATAACCGTCTACATAGACCTTTTCGCCTATGAAGTTATCACCATTTTCTATTTTATTTTCTATACCAACAAAATCGCTTGTTGTGATCCCTGAATAAATTAGACTGCACACTGCGTAATAAGTTGGATTTCCAGCAACATTAGTTTGACCTGGTGTAAATGTGCCTCTAGATAAAGTTCCGTTTGTTATTTTAGCTAATGCAGAAGAATCAGAAAAACGAACCCATCTATCTGCAAAATAACGATTTGAATTTCCTGTGAATGAATTTCCTCTTTGCCAAATATCAAAATTTCCATTTATTAATTTATTTTTTGATATGAATACTGGATCTGGGGCAGATCCAGTTGCTCCGGTCCCACCAGCAGGTCCAGTGATACCTGCAATGGTAACTGCTCCTGTAGATCCATTGACTGATGTAACTAAAGAAGAAGCAACTGTACCGTCAGACAATGCAATTGTTCCAGTTACAACAAAGTTCCCATCAACAGTAATACCGGAAATAGTATTATTAAGACTTATTACAACATCACCTGCATCATATGTGTTAGCAGTAGAACCTATAACTACAATTATATTACCGTCACCCGCAGAGGCACCGTAAATATTCATTAAATTTAATTTTTCTATGATCTCATCATTCTCTTTGTTGACCCAATCATAGAAAGTTGTATTTGCATCTAGGTCTGTTATTTGAAAATAGTTATCTTCTACGCCCATTTATTTGTCCTTTAGAAACTTTCTATTACTTGTGCTACAAATGTCTTTGCAGTTCCTGTGCTAAAAGTGGTAGAACCTGTTTGTAATACCTTTCCGCTAAATAATTTTATATCAGGAACACTGACTGCGGTTATAAGGAATACTTCACTTCCACTCTTTCCGGTTTTAATTCTATCGTTAACCTGATAAGTGGTTTTATCTGCTATTTCAATCTCGGAAACAACCGTTCCTCCACCAGAAACTCTTCTTGAAGCTGTTTTCCCTCTATCGTATTTAGTTTTATTTTGTAATATAATTGGAGTTTTTATTTCAAAATCATCTTCAGTTGGTGTTGCACCAGATAAATATTGTCCACATGTTATCTTTACATTGTTTGATACAATTTTAGTAGCCGACCCAGAACTAAAGATTTTTGTTCCAGCATCATTTGTGATGTCTTCCACCACTCCAAAATTTGTAAACTCTGTCTGTTCTATTACAGACTCAATATCTGAAGTCTCTGCAGTAAGAGTTATCATGGCATAACGAGATTGTAATATGTTTCTAAGTGATATACCTTCATTGGAACAAAACCCAAGAGTTATAGCGTTCTCAAGTGTAATAATCTCTGCAGCAGAAAGATCCGTAAGAACTGCAGAAAGACTTGAATTCAGATCATAATCCAAATATTCTGATGTTCCGATATTTTCAACTTCAATTCCAACAATTGTATATTTTCTTTTCGATACCGTTGTAGATGGACTAGATCTGACTACTGTTCTTAATTTAATTGATGCTCCCGTTCCACTATCGCTTAATAAAGGAATAATGGGATTTTTAAAATTTGTAGTTATTCCCTGAATAGAAACATCATCTATTTTCTTATATAATAGTCTACCTGCATATTGTGTGTATGTAATATCTGGAACTGGTATCCATAAATTATTTGTACTTACAACTTTATTATCAGCAGATAGAGTAAATAAGTACAAGTATTCATAGCCATCACCATATTTTGCTATTCCGCTAGTATGTGTTGGTGTTACAGACGCTATATAAGTTTCATTTTTTGATGATCTATTGAATTCATCATTACCAATTACCAAATAAACTCTGTTATTTGCTACAACATAATAATTGTCAGTTGCATCACTATATGGATTCCATGTAGCAAATACAGTTGAACCAAATTTTATTTTTTTGGTTACGACATCAATCTCAGAAGGTTCAATTTTCTTAAAAAATGATGCTTTTTTATATGAATTATTTCTTTCAAGTTCACTGTTTGTATTATTTGTATCAGCACTAATACCACCAAGAAAAAATGAAAGAATACGTTCTTCATTTTTTATGGATGAAACATATGTCGAAGCATTTTTTACGGATAAATTTATTGAATTTGATGATATTGTTGGCATTTATTTATTCCGTTAGCAACCTGTTATACCTATGTTTGGATTGTTTTCATATGGAAGGAAAAGAAACTCTGAAATATTTATATCACCAAATGATGTCGCACCCGAAACTCCAATATACCAATTTGGGTGTGTATATGTAGGCATATCAGCAATATTTGCAGTGATTCCTCTGGGAGGAGGAGAAGCAGAACTACAACCAGTATTATAGTCTAAACTTCCTGTGTCACCCATATTATAAACAATATAATTTCCTATCTTTACTGCTTCATAAGCATTTAATGTTACCCCATCAGATCCAGAATTATAACTTTCTATTGCAGAATCATCATTTTCAAAATCACGAAATGAATTTGAATATTCCTCGAATAGAATAGGCAATGGTTGCCCTAATTCTGTTTTCCCTAAGCCGTAAGGAATAAAATATTCACTAATTAAACGTCTCACAAGAGTTTGAGCAGAACTATTCAATTGCTCACTATAATATACGGTTACTTCAAGTCTTTTATTTGTAACTGTAGGTATCGAGGTATAGTCTTTAAATTGCGCAACAACAGAGACGATTTCATCAAATAATGTACCAAAAAATATATTAAGAGCTGCTTCGGTTCCCTTTCTCTGCAACACCTCTGGTTTTACACCAAGAATTAGCTGTTTTACATTATTTAAATTTAATTCAGGATAATCTGGACTTTCATTTAAAATAGTTTTTATGCCTGGAAAATATGTATTCAATCCATCCAAATATACATTTTCATTATAATTTAATGGATCAATATAATCAAAAATTTCGTTTGCATAAATTCCAGAGGAAGAAGAACAATAATACCAATCATAATAATACTGAAGGAATTTGACCATCAGTGTGTCGCCGTTTAGATCTTCATCGGTTAACCATCTGGGTAAAAAGTTTGTAACATCAAATACACGACTACATCCACTCGGCAACCCAGATAATTCGTAAGAATTACTGCCTAAGGTTTCCAGAGTTTCCTGTACCAATGGAAAGGAATCTGCGTAGGTATCACCTGTTCCAAGTACTGTAGCGTAGTAAATTAGCAACTATTATCCTCCGGTCCAGCCATAAGAGATTCCAGCAACACCATGTTCAACTAAGAAATTTATTAGATCATCCGGGGATCCAGTATAATCTGTATTAACATATACAACTCCATACTCAGGATTTGTAAGCGTAATTGAATTTGAATCTGAAGCATATCCAGCTTCTATAAGAGCACCTTTAATATCACTTTCAGTCACTAAACGATTTTGTGCTGCAAATGTTCTAGGAATAAAGAACTTTATATTATCAGAACTCAAATTTGTCCTACCGCCACCAGAAGTTGTCAACACAGTTCTAGTAACAGATCCATCAGCAGATAAAGATGTTACGCCATTTGCAGAACTTCCTGATGGGATTAGATATGAAATTGTAATAATAGAATCAGATGAAAGAACATCCCCAATTGTTGTCCCTGTATTTGGATCTACCATTCCAGAAACAAATTTGATATCATATCCATTCGCATTTGATTCTAGATAATAAATTTTATTATTTGAATATATGTTGGCTTCTACAGAGTTTCCTCTTCGATATTCCACGCCATTAACTTTAACAACTAAAGTTCTAAAATCAAAATCTTGGTTTGGTATAAAAACGAGTTGTTTTTCGTAATTAAAAGTAAATTGTTGATTTATTACTGCAGTCTGAGCTTCATACAGAGTTTGAGTTGATTCATATGTAGTTTCGTTTGTGGCTTCACCCGTGAATCCAGTTAGATTGTAAAAAATTCTAGTCAATCCATCTGGAGTTCTTGCAGTGTGCTTTGTGTATGGGGTATAAGTGAATACACCAGAACTAGAAAACTTAACACTCATTATAGAAGAATATCTGTTTTGAATAGCAAATCCGTGAGACTTTGCATGGGATCTAAGCGATTCTAATTTCTGAGCAGAATCTAAAAACATTTCATTTACTAAAATATTTTGAAATATTAACTGATAATATGTGTTATATGCTAAAAGATCTACTATAGTAGATAAAGCAGATCCCTCGAAATCATAATCAGTAAACTCGCTTTGATTACTCAGATACGATTTTAAATTATCGTATATACTTTGAAATTCTAAATTAGAAAGGTTAATTGGTGGTAATGCCATTATTTATCCTTAACTGGTAGTTATAGTTGTTGTTTCTGTTGCAGTTTCACCAGAACTCAGAGCATATTCGTATTCTATTAAAATTGATGTAGTAGACCCACTAGTATCTAGGGCTACTCTTTTCAAGGTAATTCTAGGTTCACTTTTTCGAATCGCAGCATCAATACTATTTAAAACATTCATTGTTATATCACCGGAATATTCAAATAAGATGTTTTGAGCTGCTCCTCCAAATGTATAATCAAACGATTTTTCGCCTTTGTAAGATAATATAATATTCTTTAAAGATTGACGTATAGCAGTGGAGTCTTGAACCTTGTTCAAATCCCCTGTAAAACTGTTTTTACTAAAACTAAAATCTATGTCTGTGTACTTTGCCATAAAAGTATTTATGAATATTTTTTGATTATTCTGAAATTTGCATCATTCCATCTCTAATTAATATTAAATCCATTTTATGAATAAGATCACCTGTTAGGATGTGTTTAATAGTTGAAACCATCCACTTTCCAGTATATTTTGCATTTTTGACTGTATCAGTAAGTATTCCGTATTTTCTAATAATATTTTCTACTTCCTCTGTTCCATATGGGGGTTCAATCAGATCCAATTCTATTACGTCTCCTGGACGTATGGAGAGATCTCCTTTAATTGTAATTGCTAACTGTTGAGACATTAAGGCTGCTTTATGTGCAGTTGAGATTAGAGGAACATACCCAGGTGTGTCCCAGAATGTGGCAACTGTTCTATTAAATCTTAAATACGCACTGTAGAATTCTCCTATACAAGGGCAATTACAACTGTAGGGTGAATTCGGGTCTTCCAAATCACAACCAAGCCATTCCTCTCCTAATTTTTCATTTATGAGAGTACATTCAGATGTCTTATTCAATAATTCCGAAAGATATTCATCTTT